GCACCGTCGGCCATCGAAAAGAGCCCGCCACTCTTTTCGTCTCTCTCCGACAGGGAAAATAAAAAAAAACCGTAGGAAAACCGTTGGAAAATAGCGGAAACATGATGATTCTAGCATGATTCGTGATGGAGGTGTGTCATGCCGATGTTCGAGGGCATGGACGAGGATACCGGACGCGACATCGGGCCGATGGAGGCCACCGTCAGGGGATTCACCTCGTCGTTCGACCGTGAGAGCGTGGACCAGTATCGTCGCGTCATCATGGCCGGCATGGAGAGCCTGGCACGCAACATCGATTCGCAGACGAAGCGGGGGCGGGAAATATCCAGGAACATGACCGCTTTATTGGATTGCGTTCGTGAGCTACGGCAGATGGACATGGAGACTGGTGGTGGCGAGGACGACAAGGCGACCCGTGAACTGTTGGAGGCTTTGCAGCTATGAACCGTGTGGAGCCGCGCTATTGCACTCCGCGCAACACCAACTATGAGACGGACGGCGGCAAGACGGCGCTCATAGCCCAGGCGTTGGGCCGTCCGATGATCCCGTGGCAACGGTTGGCGTCGGACATCGCCGGCGAATACGAGACGGACGAGCAAGGCCGTCACATCCTCGTGCATCCCCGCGTGGTAATCAGCGTCCCACGCCAGTCCGGGAAGACGAACGGCGTGGACGCACCGGGGCATATCCGCAGCATGCTCATGGGCCCAAACAGGGTCGGCTGGTACATCGCACAGCGAGGCACCGACGCCGTGGCCCACTTCAAGCAACTGGTCAAGGACGTGGAGGCGTCGCCCTTGCGCTCGTTGATCGCGGACGTGAAATACACGGCAGGCGACATGGGCCTATGGTTCAAGAACGGCAGTGTGTTCAAGCCATCGCCGCCGACGGATAGCAGCGGTCATGGTTTCCAGGGCGACCGCATCACGTTGGATGAAGCGTGGGCGTTCACAGAGCAACAGGGCCGCGCTCTTATCCAGGCGTTCGTGCCTACCACCATCACCCGCCTGCAGTTGATGGGCCAACAGCCGCAATTGTGGATCATGTCGACCGAGGGGACTGCTGATTCGACGTTTCTCAACCCGCTTCTGTCCGAGTGCCGTCATGGTCAATGCCCGGAATCGTGGACGGTCATCGACTACGGGCTGCCGTTCGACGCCGACCCAGAGGATTTGGACGCTGTATGGGCGTCCCATCCGGGAGCCGGTTATCTGTTCAACCGAAAACAATTAAGGGGTTTCCGTGACGAGTTCAAGGGCGACCCCGCCGGATGGCGTAGAGCGTTCTGCAACATCAGGGATGATGGAGCGTTGGAACGCGTCTACACTGATGACATCTGGCAGGCGACCGCATGCGAATGCGATAAGCCGATACCATGGGAGCATGCGGTCATCGGCGTGGCAGTCGACATCGACCAGGCATCCACCAGCATCGTCGCCGCATGGGACGGAGCCGATGAAATCCCGCACGCCAGGCTCATACTCCGCATGCCTGGAACCGTGGGCGCTGCCGACCGTGTAGCGGATATCGCCATGACCAGGCATGCGACCGTGTGGCTCGACCGCAAGGGGCCGGCAAGCATCATCACCGACCAGCTGGCCGGAATATACCCGGACGTTGCCGTGGCCGACATGAGCGCCGCAGACATGGCTGCCACGGGACCGTCCCTACTCGACATGATGCGCAACAACGCGCTGCACCACGACGCCGCCACAAGCCTCGACCAAGCGGTAGGCGTGGCTGTCCGCCGCTGGTCGGGCGACACCTGGTATCTGGACCGCCGCCAATCGCCGGGCGACATCAGCCCGATAGAGGCCATGCAACTGGCCGTCTGGGGATGCCGACACCAACCGGACGACGTGCCGCTACAGATTTTTTAGATGTCCACTCCTGTCGTCTCCTGTCTACTCCTGTCGTCTTAATTAGGGAAACCATCGCACCACGTCGCATCATGACGGGCATGGGAATCATCAACAGTCTGCGCAGCATGCTCGACCTGCACACGCGTGCCGAGGCGATAGCCAACACGCCTGCCGCGACCGTGCCACCATCGCGCATGCCAGCGCTCGTGGACCCCATGAGCATGATCCCCGTCTGCCGTGGCGTGCAGATATTGGAAACCGCCATACGCAGCCTGCCGCTGGAGCAACGCGACCAGGACGGGAACCGCGTACGCATGAGCGGCATCATGCGCGACCCGTCACCGGGCACGCCGCGCGGCGAACTGATCGCCGCCATGACCGCCGACCTCGCGTTCAACGGCAACCTGTTCCTGCACAGAATCACGATAGGCGGCACCACATGGGCCGTCCGGCAACTCCCATCGAACCTCGTGACGGTCATCGATGCGAACAACAACCCGGACCATCCCGACCTGCGCTACTGGTACGGCGGCGTGCAACTAGACCCAAACGACGTGATCCACCGCAAATTCATCTGCCTGCCAGGCATGGTCAAAGGCATCGGCCCCATCACCATGGCCCGCCTTCAATTGCAGGGCATGTCGGACACCGAAGCCTACGCAAGCAACTGGCGTAACGACGGCAGCTACGCAGCGTCCGTATTGACCAGCGAACAGGTATTGAACGATGCGGACGCCGAACAGGCCAAACAACGGCTGCTGAACAACCGCAAGGGCGGGGACCCGCTCGTATTGGGCAAGGGTCTGCACTACGAGAGAATCACAATGTCGCCGGAGGACATGCAGTTCCTCCAGACGCGCAGCTTCGACGTGACCAGCGTAGCCCGCATGCTCGGTGTCCCGGCGAACCTGATGCTTGCGTCTGTGGAGGGCAGCAGCCTCACGTACCAGAATATCGAACAATCATGGATTGAGTTCAGCTCGTACACGCTTCAGGCGTACGCCATGCCCATCTGCGACGCGCTCAGCCAACTCGTCCCGTCACGCCAATACATCGCCATGGACTGGGACTCGGCGCGACGCTCCGACACGAAGAGCCGGTATGAGGCGTATCAGCTCGCCATCGGCATGGGATTGATGGACGTGGACGAGGCACGACGCCGTGAGGGCATGCCACCCAGGAACAACGACACAACCGCGGGCGTTTCGACGCCGGCAGACAAGGAGGTAGAGGCATGAGCCTCGAATACAGGAACATTCCCACATTCGAGATCCGGGAAACCAAGGAGGGCGACGGCATGACCGTCGAGGCCCGCGTCGTCCCGTTCGACACACCCACCGCCGTCGGCTGGTACACGGAGACGTTCGACCGCGACTGTGTGTTCGACGGCTTGGAGAACGTGAAGATGACCGTGGATCACGATCACGTCATCGGCACATGGTCTGACTTCGACCAGCGCGAAGACGGCATGTACGCGACAGGACACATCAGCAACACCAGCGAAGGCCGCGACATCGCCCAACTGGTCCGGGATAAGGCCATCGACGCTTGCAGCGTCGGATTCGTGCCGGTCGAACGCAGCGTGGACCAGTCGGACATCGTGCACCGACGCCGCGTCACCCTCAAGGAAGTCGCGTTGACCGGCCTGCCGGCGTACCCCGACGCAAAGATCAACAGCCAACGCAACATCAACCAACCATCACCAAAGGAGAAACCAGTGGACGAGGAATTCCAGAACTTCATGACTGAGACCCGCAAGAGCATCATCGAGATGAAGGGCATGATCGACAAGGCACCGGCTCCTCCGCTCGGCGCTCAATACCGGAGCATGGGCGAATACCTCAAGGCATTGTCGTCCGGCGACGAGCAGGCCGCCGAATTCATGAAGCAGGCGCGCGACTTCATCAACAGTTCTGACGTGGCCAACCAGCCCGCATGGGTCACCGACCAGATCCGCCTCGTCGAGTCCCGTCGAACGGTCATGAACCTGGTCACACGCGCAGCGTTGCCGGCCAGCGGCATGAGCGTCGAATACTACGTATTGGGCAACGACACGATGCAGGTCGCCCAGCAGACCGACGAAGGCTCCGCATTACAATACGGTGAAATCAGTCTTGGCACCGCGACCGCGACCGTGGACACTTACGGCGGATACACGCAGCTCTCCCGCCAGGTCATCGAACGCGCAACCGCCCCCGCGTTGACCACCGCCCTGCGCGCGTTGGCCATCGCCTATGCGGTCAACACGGAGAACGCGGTACGCACTTACATCGGCACCGCCATCACCGGCGCATCCGCGAACAAGGTCACGACCGATGCCGCACCATCCGCCATGACCGCCGACCAGTGGATCGACGCGATCATCGACGCCGCCAACGCCGTCGACTCGCGCGGCGCCATGCTAGGCACGCTGGCCGTCAGCCCGGACGTGTTCAAAGCCATCGCGAAAATCACCCGCCAGGGTAACGCCCTGATGGACGTGAGCGGCCGAGGCCCGGACAATCTCGGCACCATCGACCTGACCGACATCCGTGGAACCATGATGCGCATCCCCGTGCAGATGCTCAACACCGCCACGACGAACACTGCCGCGTTCATCGACCCGGACGCCATCACCGTCTGGGAGTCGGGCGGCCCGTTCCAGTTGCAGGACCAGGACATCATCAATCTGACCGGCAACTATTCGGTCTACGGTTACATGGCCATGGGTACGACGTTCTCCGGCGGCATCACCCCGTTGGCGACGGCGTGAACGGCTGATCGATGGACGAATTGGACAACCTGACCGACAGGCTTCAGGACATGGTGGACGGCATCGACTCGCAGAAACCCGAGCTGTCCACCACCCTCGAAACCGCGCGATCCTACCTGATCGCGGGACTTCACAAATGGCCTTACGACCTCGCGCAGCCGATACAGGACGACATAGTGCTCGCAGTCGCGGCGGATTTGTGGACCGCTCGAACCGTGCACAACGGCGTCATGCAACTACCAAGCTCGGATGGCATCACCAGCTATAGGGTCAGCCCCGACCCGCTTCGGGCCGCGTGGCCGAAACTCCGCGCGGCCGGCGTACTGGCCGGATTGGGCATCGCATGAGCTTCACGATATTGGACGAATGGACGGCATTACGCCAACAGATCGAACAGGCCTCAGACCTGATCGTGAGATGCACCGGCGACGCGACTGAGATCAAACCCACATCACAGACAGTCATGGCCTACCTACAAGCCCCCGACCTCGAATGGGACATGTGGGGAAACGAATGGACCGGCACGTACACGCTCGTGCTCACCTCCGGCACATACATGAGCCAGGGAACCGCCGTGCAAACCATATTGCAGGCGATACAGGACCTCATGGACGCGGGAATCAACATGACCGACGGATATCCGGCCAGTTGGAAACTCGCCGACAGCACCGACCTCATAGCGGCATACGAACTCACCGTAAAACCAAACGGAACAACAGAAAGGATGATGCAAAATGGCAGCCAAAATTAGGACGTTGGGACCCGGGTCACTGACCATCGGCGAACCGGAATCCCCCGAGAGCTTCGGAGCCGACGTCACCAACGTCACCTTGACGCCCGACACGAGCACCGACGACGCTATCAACTTCCTTGACGGAAGCAGCGAAGCCGGGGCACAGATCACCACATGGACGCTGGGCGGCACCATCAAGGAAAACTTCAACATGGACAGCCTCCAGGTCTGGTGCCTGAAGAACGCAGGACAGACCAAACCATTCACGTTCATCCCATCCAACGAGGGAAACCTGCAACTGTCAGGCAACGTGACCATCGCGCCGGTCGGATTCGGCGGCGACGTGAAAACAAAAAACGACCAGGAATTCTCGTTCACAGCCGCAGACGTCACCCCATCGCAGGTGCGGCAAGGGGGATTGTGACGGCTAACCATCATCGTCTGAACTATCGGGAGTGACCGATTTTGAGTGACTTCACCATGAGGCTGAACGCCAAAGGCCTACGTACTGCGGCCGCGCAATTCCGCGCGGCCGGCGTGGACATGCAGCGGCTGAAAAGCTCGTACAAGAAAATGGCCGGAGTCGTCAAAAACAACGTCGGACACGTCGTACCAGTGCGTTCAGGCGCTCTCAAACGAACATTACGAGCGTCTGCCACGCAGAAAAGCGGCGTCGTACGCGCCGGTACGAAGAAAGTCGTGTACGCGGGCGTCATCAACTACGGATGGCCCAAACACAACATCAAAGCACAGAACTTCATGCAAACCGGACTGTCCATGAGCGAGGCCGAAATCATCAGCCTCTACGCCCAGGCCATAGACGACGCATTGAAGACCATCAACAGTTAGGAATCATCATGGCAAGCCTGAAACTCACCTACACGAACAAGAAGACCGAAACCGTGCGCGTCACCGCGTTCGACAGCATGCACGGCGAGGAAATGGCCCAGAAAGAGGGCTGGAACTACAACGGCTACCGGCAGGCCATGTACGCGGTCTACTACAACCTGCGTGCACGCAACAAGACCCAGCTGCCGTTCGATAAATGGATGCAGACCGTCGAACGCATGGACGAGGTGACCGAGGAACCGGGGGAATCATCGACCGTCCCCGATGGCGTCCAGGAAGTCTAAACGAGGCAAGCGTCGTACTGGCCGCACGATTCGGCGGCACCCCGTGGGAGTGGCGGCGTGAAAAAGAGCCGGACGAGCGGGACATCTGGACGGCCTTGTGGTTGTTGGACCAGGAACAGGAACAAGTGAGGGAGGTGCAGGATGGCGTCACGCAAGAGCACGATCCAAGTTGACGTGACCGGCGACGCCCGCAGCGCCATCAAGGCGCTCGGACAGGTCACCGCGAAGATGGGCACGATGCAGTCCAAGGCGATAGCCGTTGGCAGCGCCATCGGCACCGTCATCGGCAAAGGCGTGACCGCCGCCATCGGAGCCATTCGCGACCTGGGCGGGGAAATCCTATCCCAATCAGACTCGATCCAGAAATTCCAAAGCACGATGGGATTCGCCGGATTCGACGATTCAGCCATCAAGGCCGCGACGAAGGCAACCCGCGACTATGCGGACAAGACAGTCTACGACCTTACGACAGTCCAGAACACGACCGCACAGTTGGCCGCGAACGGCGTGCAGGATTATGTCGGCCTGACCAAAGCTGCCGGCAACCTGAACGCCGTGGCAGGCGGCAACGCGGAGACGTTCAAGAGCGTGGCCATGGTGTTGACCCAGACCGCCGGCGCGGGCAAGCTCACCACCGAGAACTGGAACCAATTGACGGACGCGATACCGGGCGCTGCCGGCAGATTGATGGAATCCATGAAACAGGCCGGCGCGTACACCGGCAACTTCAGGGACGCCATGGAGGACGGTCAGATAAGCGCTCAGGAGTTCAGCGACGCCATCATGAGCCTGGGCATGGAGGACGTGGCCCAGCAGGCCGCCACCTCGACGGCCACGTTCGAGGGCGCGTGGGGCAACCTCATGGCCTCACTGACCGGTGGCGCGGCCGATCTGGTCAACATCTTCAAGCCCGCGATAACGAACAGCATCGGATGGGCGGCAGCCCAGATAAGCACATGGTTCTCCATAGCCAACCAGGCGATAGGCGACTTCCTGAACGCGTTCACCAACACCGCATCGTTCGACGCGGCCTCGCAGACGTTCCAAGCCATCGTTGACGCGGTTAAGACCGTGGGCGACACGATAGCACGGTGGCCGAAACCATCGTGCCGCAATTGTCGGGCGTGGGCGACGCGATCCAGAATCTGGGAGGCGCGTCCGGCATCGGCACCGCGATAGGCAACGCGTTCAACGGGGGCGGCAGGCGTGGTGCAGACCATGGCAGGGGCCGTGAAATCGTTCGGTGACTGGGTGAAAGCCAACGCCGAACCGATAAGCCTCGCGCTCGTGACAATCGGCAGCGGTTTCGCCGCGTTCAAGGTCGCCAGCATCATAAGCACCGTCGTCACCATGCTCAAGAGCTTCAGCGCCGCTTCAACCGCTGCCGCGATAGCACAGCAGTTGTTGAACGTCGCCATGAACGCCAACCCAATCATGATCGTCATCACCGCCATAGGCGCACTGGTGGGCGCTCTCACATGGTTCTTCACACAGACAGAGACGGGCCGGCAGATATGGGCCAACTTCACGTCGTTCCTCGGCTCGTGCGCGAACAACATCGTCGGGGTCTTCCAGTCCCTGCCGGGCAGGATAAGCGGCTTCTTCCAAAGCGCGGTCAACGCCGCGCAGGGAGCGTGGAGCGGAGTCACCGGATTCTTCAGTGGTATCTGGAACGGAATCACCTCGGGCGCTCGAAGCATCGTCGGCGGTATCCGTAACGCGTTCAGCAGCGCGGTCAACGCGGCGGAAGGCGTGATCGAGGGACTCGTGTCCAAGGTTCAGTCCGTATGGGACCGTATCAGCGGCATCATCGGTTCCATCAAATCAGGTATCCAGGGCGCTTGGGACACGATAACCGGACTATTGCCGTTCAGCGCCGCTCCAATGCGTGCGAATGTCATTGGATACACACCGATGGCGGCCGCTTACGCTCCACGTATCGCCATAGGCGGAGCCGACAGCCAAAGCGCCTCATACGGTTCGCCACGACCGGCGTTCACGCTCACCGACTTGGCCACCGTGCTCAACACCGCGTCCGGCAAAACCACGGTCAACTACATCACCTACAACGTGCAATTGCCAGCCAGGATGATGGTCGGCAGCAAGAGCGAGCTGATCCGTTGGATCAAGCAGGGGCTGGCCGAGGCCGAACGGAGGGCGAACTAGCATGCAACGCGTATACGCCTATCTCGACACAGGCGGTGGATTGCGGCCGGTAACGAGCGTATCCGACGCGCCGGCCATGCTCTCCGGCTTCACCATCCAGTGGGGCGTCGACTCGCCGGACACGCAGCCAGACCCGAGTGTATGCGACTTCACGCTCGTGGACCGTGACGGACGGCTCGCCGGGAACTTCATCGACCTTGCCGGCGCGAGGATCGTCATACGCATCAACGACAGTCCGACATGGGAGCAATTGGGACCGCAATTCGGCACGTTCGACGACTGCGCGGTCCCCTGGTATCAGTTGGCCGGACGATGGGACCCTCAATTGGGATACGGGGCCCGGACCACCACCATCTTCGACGGCATCATCAGCACAGGCGGAAGTATAAGCAAGCACGAGGATTCATGGCTTATCGGACTGTCGGCCACCAGCCGCATGGTCTTATGGAAACGGCTGCAAAGCCAGGGACCGTTATCAGCGGACGGCTCATATCATTGGGCCGGCAAGCCGGTCGACCGTGTGAACGTGATGAACCAGCGTGCGGCAGCCATCAACGCGCCACAGGTGGACGTGACCGGACTCGACTATCCCGACAGTGTTGCCCCGTACGACACGGACACGTATCCAAGCCAGCTCGACCTGCTCCACAGGATGTTCGCCCACTCGGCGAAATATCCGTTATGGCACGAGGACGTGAGCGGTGACGTGACATCCATCGGACACACCGATCTGGCGGTTTCAGCCGGTCTCGTGCTCGACGCGCAAGCCATCCCATACACGAGCGCCGATGGAGCGTTGAGAATGTCCATACCCGCGTCATCCGTGGAAACCGACGCCGACATGAGCCTGAGGATCATGGAACCTTGGACGCAGGCGCAGGTCAACGGTAAGAAAGCGGAAACCAAGGACGGGAAAACCTCGTTCACCGACTCGCAGATCACGTACACCGATTCGTCGCTGCCATTACAGGTAAGGAACTTGCAGAAGACCATCAGCCTGGACAGTGACTCAATCCTCGCGTCGGACAACCAGGCATACCCTGCATGGACTCCTACCGTCACTGATCGCACGATGATGTCCGGGATGCTGACCACGTTGGACACGTGCGCCGTACCGGAAACGGTCACGTTCGACAGCCGACGCATCGACCCATACCAGGTGCCTTACGCGTTCAGGACGCAACCCAGCGGGCCGATATACATACTCGGGCAGGCATCCGACCATCTCACCCACGACGACAGCACGCCCACGTCATCGGTCGTGTGGACCACCATCGGCGGCACACTCACCTACGAATGGGTGAACGGAGAGCCAGTGATGCGAAACGAATGCAGCCTGTGCCCGATACCGTTCACACCGGGAACCTCGGCCACATGGAACGACTTGAGTGGATGGCCGGCCGTCTACTCCATGGTCAGCCTCACATGGGCGCAATTCGGACTCGTCCAGGAATTCATGACAACCAACCTGCAGGAGGAATAAATGGCAACGACCACACCAAGATACGGCCTCACTTATCCGACAGGGTACGACCAAGTGGCCGACACTCCGACCATATTCAAAAACATGGCCGATAGCGTCGAAAACGCTCTAGGCGAGGTGGACGACCGCCACACCAACGCCGCAGTCATGCCCGTAGTCAGACCATCACTCATGCAATTGCAGCAGGCGACCGCCATAACCGGCCAGATTGGCTTCGTCACCTCGGACGGCGACAACACCGGCCCGTACATCTGGAACGGGACCAGCTGGCATCACGCACACTGGTACGCCTCCGATGACAAAGCCAAAACAACGCTTGTCGACCAATCAGGCTGGAAATGCGAATACATGATAAAACATGGATTCGTTTACGTCACGGTTAATCTCTCGGACAGTGGCACCAAAGGATGGAGCGTAAGCCAAATGCCCGGCACGCTCCCCGAGGAAGCACGACCGCCGCTCGAATTGAATTTCGCACCGATGTGCTCCAACAACACCTCAATCGGTGTATTCATCGTCAAACCCACCGGAGTCATCGTCTACTCGCGTCGCGGCGGCGGGCAAATCTCCGACAATCGTTATGCAACCATGATGTGGCCGGCCGAATGACGGATCTCATCATCGCCATCGTCGGCGCTGTCGGGGCTGTCATCGGGGCGGCGGTATCAAGCTTCGCGGCAAGCGTGAAGACAAAGATGGAGGCCTACCACCTCGCGCAGGAAATGCAGGCCGACAACCAACGGCTCTGGCAGTGGAACCGGCAACTTGTGGACCACATCTACAAGCGCTTACCGCCACCGCCGCCGGCACCGCCACAAGACCTTTTCCACCACAACGACTGAAAGGAGACGATCATGGACGGCATCGTCTGGAAAGGCTCGCCAAACCATTACAACGGCCGTCAAGGCCACAAAATCGACCGCATCACACTGCACATCATGGCCGGATATCTCGCCGGCACCGACAGCCTCTTCGCCAAAACAAGCGCACAGGCATCAAGCACATACGGAATCGGAGGAAACGGCGAGATCCACCAATATGTGTCGGAAGCGGACGGCGCATGGGCCGACGGCTCGCAGTCAAGTAACCTCCGGTCCATCAGCATCGAGCACCAGGGCGGCCTCGACTTCATCCCCTGCACCAAGGAATGCGTCGCGGCATCCGCCAGACTCTGCGCCGACATCGCGAAACGGTACGGCCTCGGCCGATTGGAGCGCGGCAAGAACATCTTCCTGCACCGCGACATCCCACCGAGCACGCATCCCGCCTGCCCGGACCGGTGTCCAAACGGCCTCGACTGGCAGTCGGTCATCAACCAAGCGAATCAAATCAACGGATACGAAGGAGACGAAATGGCAAACGCCGGAGACGAAGTATGGAACTGGGCATACAAGCCAAACGGGAAAAACGCAACGCCAGGCGGCAACATGTACAACATGCTCACCTATGAATTGCCGTCTCGAATCTGCGCAAGCATCATGACCTACAACTACAGGGGCAGCGCGCCAGGCGGAAACGTGTACAACGCCATCTGCTTCGAGATTCCGAACCGCATCGACAAACTCACCAAGACCATCGAGGCGCAACAGCAGCAGATTACCGCACTCACCGAAAAAATCGCCAAACTGGAAGGAAACTCATGACCGACGCCACGGGAAACCGACTACCGACGGCCAACACAGCGGAATATGACGCAATGCCCGTCTCGGCGCAGATCATGGCCGCCACCGATGACGACGCCGAGGCAACGACGCCGAGAATCGACAGCGGCACAATATCCAGATTCCTCGTGCTGCTCCTTGCGCTTGTCAACCAGGGACTGACCCTGTTCGGCCATCCGGTGCTCAACATCGATGACACGACCATCACGCAGCTCGTAAGCCTCGCATGGACAGCCGGCAGCGCCATCTGGTGCTACTGGAAGGACAACGACGTGACGAAGCAGGCTCGCACCAAGAAAGCACGGCTCTCGGCACGCCACGCGGCCTAAATAAGACGGACGGCCGCCGTTGCTTCTCTCAGACGGCCGTCCGGCATGGCCACGTAATGCTCCGTGGTCTCAACCGATTCATGGCCGAGCAGTTCCGCAACCACGAACAGGTCGTGTGTGGCGGCGTAGGCCGTGGTGGCGAACCGGTGGCGCAAGGTATGCGCGGCCCAGCCGGCCGGCAACAAATGGCTGACATGGTCTCCGATATAGGATTCCTCGACATGGCCTCCGAACCGGCCGGGGAAAAGATAGCCTCGCGCGTCCATGACGGCCGTCGCCAGGTCATCCGGCAGCGGCACGACGCGCTGTTTGTCTCCCTTGCCGCGCACGATCAACGAATGGCCGATACTGTCTGCCACCACGTCATCGCTGTGCACGGCGGCTATCTCGCCACGTCTCAGCCCGCACTCCGCGCCGAGACGGATCATGAGCCGTTCCGACGGCGTGGCCATTTCCATCGCCGCGCGAATGTATTTGTCTGGACATGGCCGCGGATGCGCGCGCGGCTTCTTCACTCGCGGCACATCCAGACTCGGATCGTCGTTCCGTCTGCCGCTCTTGCGCAGCCAACGGAAAAACGACGCTATCGTGTTCCGGTACGCCTTGAGGGTCTCCGGTTTCCATTGCTGTTCCGCGAACACATGCACGATGCGTTCTGTGGCCACGTCTTCGGGACCATCTGGCATGAGCAGTGTCGCTAGATGCACCATCTTGTATCGACGGCTTTTGATTGTCTGTGCTGATAGGCCGGCCGCCTTGAGGGTGTCAGTCCACCCGTTGATGCTTTCGCGCCATGGGACCGGAGCGCTGATTCTGTTCCTCATGATCCATCATGCACCCCTGGCTTTAAGCGGTTAAAATGAGCTCGGATAAGCTCAGAAGCCTCATGGATTTGAACCGTGGACCTCTGGTATCCCCAGAGGTCCACGGTTCAAATCCATGCCCCGCTACCAATTGCAACCGGAAACCTTTTGGTTTCCGGT